ATACTAATAGGCACTACTTTATCAGTAAACATTTTTTTAGCATCAGCACCTGTTTTAGATAGTATACCATATCTACTATCACTTGAAATGGTGGCTAAATTAACTGTTTCGGCAGATGACATAAAAGAAAAACCACTACGTCTGTTTTTCAAGTAACACATACCGTAGCATCTTTTGTCTGCCTTGCAGGCTTCCCAAAATATAAAGAACAATCTATTTGCCTCTCTAAAATCTGGCGCACCAACATCTATTTTACTCCATTGTAAATACATGTAATGCGTGCCTACTATATAAGTTGGTTTACCATTATTCATAAACCAAAAACCTTCTTCCCTTCGTTTAAACTCTTTATCTATATAATCATACCACTGATCTTTGTTTTCTTCAGGATAATTACGCCAATCAAATATATTTTTAATTCTACTAAGCTCTTTTGGATATTCAAACTTAACCCATTTGTTTTTTTTGTTGCTATATACACTTTTCGGCGCTTTAGGCAAAGCAATAGTTAGGCTTTGTATTTCTATAATTTCACCAATTTGACCTGTGTGAGAAATTACAATTAAATCATGCTCTTTGTTATATCCGTATTTCCACTTTTTACCTTTATTAAGCCGACTAATAGTAGTTTTTTTAATAGGCTCGACTGTTTTAACTAAACTTTGCTCGTACATTACTTAGATCTACCTTCTGCGAATCCTTTAAAAGCTTTTTTCTTTGTCTCTTCAGGTGTTTTCCCCTCAAGCAAGTTTTCTTCTTCTTGAATTCTGTTAAGTATTTCAAATGCGTCAAATATAGCTAGTTTTTTAGTAGCTGCGGCATTTTTTAATCTATCAGCTGATACATCGTCTTCGGTATTAGTAATAATCTTTTCTTCTGCCACCTTAATTAATTCATCAACTGCTTTACGCCCAGCTTGGATTATACTCTTCTTCGTTTCCTTGATACTCATATTTAATTGTAATAAAATTAGATAAAACTCTATATAGTCTTTCGTTGTCAACTATAAATTCATATTTACTATTTGGTCTAACACCTACTAAGTCATTAACACCTATAGTACCATCAGAATATTTTACAATACCTTGTAATGGTTTTTCAGTTTCAACATTAAACTTATCTACGGCTTTTAAAGGTTTTATAAAACAATAACCTTTTGGAGCTATCCAGCTGTTGTTTCTTTTATATAAGAATATTTGATCTTTATTTATAAAGTATGTAGATTCATTAAAATAGCTTTTACTATTTCTTTCTACACCTTTAACGTCGTGCCATCTACGAAACACATTATGGTGCACTATGACTGTGTCTCCTGCTTTTATATCTGTATCACCAATAATTGGAGTTGATATAACAATTGCTTCTCTGTTTACATATTGATGATTAAAAATCTCTGTGTTCAAGATTAGTTCTCCACCATCAACTTTCTTTTTATTGTTATATCTTTCTCCTTTTGGCTTTACAACAAAGTTGTAAACACTCTTCATTAGTATTCTAGATTATATTCTACAGACACAGCCATGTTTTTATTGAAGTCTTTCCAAGGTAATACATCTTTGTTTTTTTTAATATAAATAGAAAACTTATCTTTTTCTTCTAATATATCGCAAATTTTATGCCCACCATAAACTTCTTGACCTACAGCATAGTGCATAGCGTCGTTCTTGTAATCTTTACCTACACTAATCTTTCTTATCAGCTTCGCCATCTTCTTTGTAGTTTATTACGCCTGTTTGTATATCTATATCAAAAGTGCCATATTCTTTTTCAAATTCTTTTTGCATAGCTACTAATTTTTCTTTATAAGTTGATATACCGTGAAGCATTTCGTGTTTTTTAAGCTCTATAGTACCTATTTCTAATTGAGCTCTATTTATACCGTTAACAACTTGTTGAACGTTTTTTAATTGTTCTTCAGAAATTTTTTCTGGTTTTAAATCTACTACTTTTTCTTTTTTTGCCATTTTATTTAATTTAAGTTAATTATTTATTTATTGATACCCATCGTATCCACTTACATCTGTTGATGGTGCGTTTACAACTACAGCGCCATCATCTGCTAGTGATCCAGTGTTTCCACTAACACTATCTTTAAGTCCATTAGTAGGTCTCCAATAACCTCTTAAGTTTGAAGTTTGTACCGTAGACATATCTATAGGTCTGTGTAAATTATATAGTTGAGCTATCTCAGCTTGTGATAACAAGCAATCCCAAATAGCTACATCACCAATATATCCGTTCCAATAATTTCCATTCATTGTAGTTACACTTGTTGCAAAAGTATATAATGGAGCGCCTCCAATTACAATATCTACTCTTTGGTTCTCTCTATTCGCTTGTGTATCGTATCTATGTGTTATATCACCACTAGTTGCGGTAACTGTTTTTTTACTATTAGAATCTTCTGGTTGCGCTCCAAACGTTTCACCATTTGGGCCGTTACCAGCCCCACCGCTAGCAGCGCCAGCTTGAGCTCTATTTCCATCAACATATATGTTTCCAATTACTGACGTGCTTGGGTTTTCTAAATCTGTGGTGCCAACTACAAAATGCCAGTTGTCTTCTTTAAACAGAAATCTAGCAGCATTACCATCGTTTCTTTGAGCTCTAAATGTTGACAGAGCTTGAATGCTTATATTTGTACCATTTCCTTGATCAAAATTATTAGTAAAACCAAACCTTCTATTTGAAAAAAAAAGTACCCACCCTCCATTACCACCACAACTTACGATATGGTGAGACGCACCCGTGTCGTAAGGATCAGCCGATCCGTCGTCAAATTTAACCCAAGCAGCAACACTAAGACTGTTTGTTGTTGGTTTTGTAGTTCCATCAGCCGGAACACTATTATTTACAGTGTTTGTTATAAATCCATCATCTGTACCGTCAAATTCAAAAGATTTTGTCATAGCATAAATGCTGTCTTGCAACGCGGATCCAGCTACTAAAGTGTGTCCTAGCCCTAACATTATTTAAACCAATTAAAAGGATTATACTTGCTCCATGTTATATTATCAATAGCTTCTTCTAAAGTATTAGCTAAAGTTGATGCTTCCTCTTCGTCTATATACCATATACCAGCTGTATCATTTAGTATAACTAATATTTCAGCATGAGTATATTGTGTAAAACCATCTAAAAAGTTAGGTGTATTATCGCTTTCAAACTTTACAAATGTATACTCACCATCTTCGCTTAGTCTTAATGATTTTGCATCTTTTTCTTTTATTTGATCAAAATCAATATCTTCAACTTTGCTAGTTGGTATTATAACGTATTTTCTATTAGGATACCTGCTCATACTATAGTCCGAATTTACTAGTTAGATAAGTGTTTAAATTTGTTAAATCATCACCCGATAGCTCAGTGTCATACATTACAACTTCATATATAATACCATCCCAAGTAAATGAACCAGTTGATGTTCCAGGTGACCTTGCCCCAAGTAATTTTACTGACGAAAAATTTGCATTAGTATTAGGTACTCCCGAAGATGCGGTTGGTGATACAGAAACCCCGTTTTTGTAAAATGCAAAGTTACCACTAGTGTCTTTTGTTACTGTACACAAGAACTGCGTATCTTTAACCCAAGTATTTGTTGCAAATGTAAAACCACTGACATCGCTTGATCTATAAGTTATATTTTCTTCACTAAGAAAAGCAAGGTAAGCAGCATTGTTGGGACCACCTATAATAGAGTTATCATCTTCATCACCATCCCTTTTAACAACAAAAGCAATAGTAAAAGCGTTTGTACCACCAGGATTAATGTAACCAGTGGATTCCGCTATGTCGTAGTGATCCTCTGGATCTGCGCCATCAAAATCAAGTCCACCACCAGAAACAGCAGCTTGCTCGCTAGCAGTTCCTTGAACAGCATGTCTACTATTTCCAGATGAATCATCCCATTGACCAACCGCGACACCAACGTTATTTTGATACCATAACGCTAACCCACTAATATCAGAAGGTAATACTTCTGACACTGCTCCAGCGGCAGATAAACTCGTTCCTAATCCTAACATTATTCTCCTATGTAAGCTATGCACATACCGGAAGTTAAATCTATTTCAGTATATCTACCGTAAATAGTAACTCCTTTTGGAAACGTATTTGAAGCGTCAATTTGTAAACCTCCAGAACCTGATATTGCAGTTTCAGATCCGTCAGATAAATTGTGAGCAGCTGCTTCTGTACCAGCATATTCTAAGCCATCAATAGCTGTATTAGCCGTATCAGCAACTAAACCACCTGAAGCATCAAATACTGTATCTGCTAAAAATGTAATAGCTACAAAAACCTTACCTGTTGGAGGACTTGCAGCTCCTGAAGCGTCTAAGAATAAAGACCCTAATTGACCAAATCCATATGCTGTATCTTGTGATATTGCCATAATTTTATTTTTTTACTTTTTCTAGTGATCGTCCGCCAAAATAAGCGCCAATCACAGTTATTAATACTAATTGTAATAAGTCAACGTATGAATCTTTAACGTTGAACTTTAATGCACCTGCGTCTATAAATATTAATAGCATGGTGCATACTATTAAAAATATTAATACTAGTGGTCTAACATTTTTACTTAGCCACGAGTCTGATTTTAAATCTACTTCCCAGCGAGCTGTAATATTTTTTTCTATTTCAACTTCGTAGTTAGCAATTAATTCTTTTATTTTTCTTTCTGCTTCTAGTTTTTCTTCAGCAGAAGTATGTAAGTTATCTACAACACCACCTATACCTTTTACAAGATCTGCAGCGCCACCTGAAAATAATTTTCCTAGCATAATTTAATTTTTAATATCCACCACCAGTTCCACCACTAGAAGTTGAAGTAGTAGTAGTAGTGGTAGTAGTAGTTGTTGTTGGTTGTATTATTATTGGTGCATCTGTTTCAGCAGTTTCTTCTTCTAAGTATTCAATTTCTTCATATTCTTCAACAACTGGTGTTTCTTCAACCACGTTAAAACTTTCTTGTACTTCTTCTGGTACTTGTGCTAAAGAAACAACAGATACCATTTGATTGTGATTATTACCAGACATATAGCCAACTATACCATTATAAGTATGAGTATGGTATCCTTGAATATTATATTGTGCACCCCAATCAATAGCTTGTTGTACAGTTGTAAATAATGGTATACCGTCTATAAGCGTTAGTACACTCATTTTATTTCTTTATTTTTTCAAACGCACTAATACCAAAACATCCTAATGTTACCATGACAAATGAATTATATATAGTATCATTAATT